CGGACTGCAATCATTCCATGGCTTTTTTCGACAAATATTCTCCAATACTTCATTTGAGTACTTCGAAGGGGCTTCGAAGGGGCTTCGATGACCCTCGGAAGCAAGAAGAAGGAGAAGAAGAAGGAGAAGAAGATGGAAAAGAAAAAGGAGATGGAAAAGAAAAGGCGCCTCGCGGCGCTGATTTTTTGATGCTGGCCAGCGAGGGAATTAGCGAACGGGTTATTTTTGACTTCCTGAAACTGCGGAAAGCCAAGAAAGCGCCATTGACGGAAACTGCGATCGACGGAATCAAGCGCGAGGCCGCGAAGGCGAGGATCACGCTCGAAGACGCCTTGCGAACCTGCATTGAACGCGGATGGCAGGGTTTCAGGTCGGACTGGTACGCTAACCAGCCGGCGACCGGGAAACGAAGCAGCCATGACCTGAGCGGGAAGGATTGGAACGAGGGGATTAACCCGGACGGGAGTTTTTGACATGCAAACTACAGCAGGACTTAGCGCGGATTTTCACTCGCCACCACTTCAGCGTCATGCCATTTGCGACACTCACGGCGAATACATATCGTTTTGCCATTTCAAAGATTCATGGTTTGGATGCCCGCAATGCCGCGAAATCAAACTTTCGGAAATCCGGATGCGCGAGCAGCAAATGGAGCGGCAGCAGCGCGAACAAAAATACAAGGCTGCGATTGGCAATGCTGGAATACCTGAGCGTTTTATAAATCGCACTTTGGATTCCTACATTGCGGAATCGGAAAAGCAGAAGCGCATATTGGGATACTGTCGCGCTTATGCCGATGGATTTTCGGATATTGCGAAGATCGGAAGGAGCATCATGTTTCTTGGCTCACCCGGGACTGGTAAAACCCACCTGTCCGTCGGGATTGCGCTGGAGATCATGCGAAACGGGAAATCAGCGGTATTTACGACAGCATCGCGTCTTTTGCGCAGCATCAAGGACACATACAGCAAGCGCAGCGAGATAACCGAAAGTCAGGCCATCGCAGTGTTCACAGGTTGTGACCTGTTGATTGTCGATGAGGTTGGCGTGCAGCGCGGGTCTGATTACGAGAAGGATATGCTGTTCGATGTCATCAACGAGCGGTATGAAAATACGCGACCGATCATAATCCTGTCGAATCTGGCCATTGCTGACGTTCGGGAATACCTTGGCGACCGAGTGTACGACAGGATGCGAGAGAATGGCGGAAAGGCGTTTGTGATGGACTGGGAAAGCTACCGGGGAACGAAATGAAAAAAACAGGACGACCGCTAATACTTGAAACCCGATGCCTTGAGCGCACAGGAATCACAATGACCGAGTACTACCGGCAGTGCAGCGGGAAGATGAACATCTACGCCGCAGCAAAGGGGCTGGAGGTATCGCCGAACACGATTTACAACTGGCTGCATCGCAACAGGCTGGAATGGTCATCGCCAACGGACAACAACCGGGAGCCGTTCCGTTTCGAGTTTCGAGGCAGGCGCGGGACCAGGAGCGAGCATTGCAGGCTTGCAGGCGTCAAGCATGGCACCGTGAGCAAGATCATGCTGGCGCTTCGTGTCGGATTTGCGGATGCTGTCGATATTGCGGCATACAGAGCAAAAGCTCGGGATGAGATCATTGCCATCAAGGACCGATGTCGTGCTGCCGGTATCAGTGAGTCGAACGTGCGCAAGATCCGCAAGGATTACGGCGTCAGCGCGGTAGACGCACTGGAGATTGCGATTGTTCGTAAGGCAACACGGGATGCGCGCAATGGCAAATAACTGGGCGGTAAAGCGACTGGCGGAATCATCGCTGACAACAACGCACGACATGCTTTCCGGCCTTGTCAATCGCGGATTGAATCAAAAACAGATTGCGGCCAAGCTTGGTGTGACGTGCGGCGCTGTGTCGATGCTAATGCGCCGCCATGGGCTTAGGTGCGGAGTCGTGCTGGATGGCATCCGCGACAGCGTAAGCGGCCATTGCCGCAGGCTTGGACTGTGTAGCAAGGCGGTATGGCGCACCAAGCATGATTTCGGCTTGACGGATGCCGATGCCATCACGGTCGAGATGGGAAAGAGGTCGCGGAAATGAGCACGCACTTGGCACTGATTGACCACCTGCAAATCGGATGCTGTGACGGCAGGTCAGGGCGCTATTGTGCGATTGGGCGCGAGATGTGGCTGGCCGACAAGGCGGCGAACGTAGCCGAATACGGACGCGAGGGGATGGTCATGATTCGGGAAAATCACCCGGAATGGGCGGATGAGATAAAGCGCCGCGCGCTGGAGTTGATTGATGCAGGCAGAATTACAGATTGAGCCGGAATGCCCTGGTCATGACAAATGCCCGGTGGCAATGTGCGGGTGTCGCTGGCTGGATACCGGGTTACCGTGGTCGGAGGACAAGAGCGATGATCGAAACGACGATGCTTCTTGACGGTGTTGAACTGCCTTACCCGCCATCGGTAAACCACTACTGGAAATCCGGTCGCGACCGCTCAGGCAGGCCGATGAGATACCTTACGGCCGCAGCCAATGAGTTTAAGCGCGTCGTGCGCCTTCTATGCGGCCGAAAACAGGCGTTTTCCGGTCGTGTTGGGGTCAAGGTGCTGGTCTGGATGCCGGACCGCCGTATTCGCGATTTGGATAATCTTTTGAAAGGCGTCCTCGACAGCATCAGCGCGGCGGGAGTGATCGTGGATGACTGCCAGGTGGACGAAATACAGATGCGGCGCGAGGGAGTGCACAGGGGTGGAAAAGTTCAGGTGTGGGTTTGGAGGATGAGCGAATGACAGCAACCTATCGCGATGAGCAGCACGCGGCCATCCGCGCGGTATCCGTGGATGCCATCAGCACCTGCAAGCCTTCCGGCTGGCAGCAGCAGCACAGCAGCGGCTTTGTCGAGGAGCTGACCAAGCGCAAGGATGAGGTTGAGCATCTGACCCCGTTCGACCGCCTGACGCAGGATTGCATGACGCGGGCGCTGATCCACCGCACGGTGACGCGGGGATCGTTCTACGCTCTGGTGGCCAAGTACGGGGCGGATGAGGCGGAGAGGGCATCCGCGGTCAATCATCTGGTGCGGCTGGTCGACGTGCAGGCCAGCGACGATTTCAAGCGCATGATGATCTGGACATGGGCCAGCGTGGCAGTGAAGCGCGGCGTGGTGGGTAAGATCATCGACATGGGCGAGCAGGCGAGGGCGACGCTGTTCCGCAAGCGCCGGGTTATCCTGGACCAGCTGCAGGCGTTTGAGGACGCGGCGCTCAGGGATTTGGCGGTAGTGCTTGGGGAGCGCGGTCTCACGTAAAGCACCGGTTGACGCCGTGAGACTATGAGACTAATCTATTCCTAATCTGGTCGCTCAAGTTTTACCCACCCCCTGCCAGCGGCCCATGTCTCGGCGGTCTTGCGGTTGTGGCACGACTCACACAACGACTGCCAGTTGGCGCGGTCCCAGAACAGATCGCTATCGCCCTTGTGCGGGGTAATATGGTCAACCACTGTTGCCAGAACCAATCGGCCAGAGCGCGAGCAATGAACGCAAGTCGGATGCTCCCTTAACCAGACTGCCCGCGCCTTGCGCCAGTCAGCCCCATAACCGCGCTGGTGACTGGTGCCGCGATCCACGTCATAAGCATGACGATCACGGCGATGCTGATCACAATACCCACGAGCAACCGCATGAGCATGACAGCCGGTATGCAGGCAACCTCGTGGAGCTGCACGCGGCATCAGCCTTGACCAGACGCCTTGCGATCACCCCAGCGCTTGATCCATTCGCTCAGGGTATCCACACCTACAAACCCCATGGCGACACCAAAAAACACCGCCATGTCATCAGACATTCCGACATAGACCAGAGCCGGACGGATTGCGACGGTTGCCAGCGCCAACAAGACACCCTCCATGATCCTAGACGGCCAGCGCTTGCGGCCGTAGTACATTGATCTGGCAACGGCTGTTATAAACGTCAAAAACGGAGCCAATGCCGCACGGGTGATCTCATCAAATGCGCCGCCCATGTCGTTCAGCCTCACTTGTTCGGCCACTCCCGCTGAAACAGCGCGGCGAGGCCGGTGAGCAGCTGCGGGACTCCGACGCCGTAGTCGTGCGCCAGGATGCTGCCAATACCCGAGGCAATCAGGCCGATGCCTGCCCAGCTGGAAGGCTCTGCCAGCCGCGATGGCGTTTTCATGCGTCACCCCTCAGTGTTTTGCCAGACTGCAGGTCAGCCAACGACAGGCCGCCCGTAAACTGAAAATGCGGATATTCACGGAACTTGATCCAGCGCCCAGCCCACTCCAGATCGCACGATTCACCCAGCTCACCAACCCTGAGCCACAGATCACCATCAGCGCCTGTTGTCCCCCATACCGGCTTGCCATGTCGCAAAGGGACTACATCAAATGCCATTCGCCAGTTGTGCCAGCTCTGGCCGGCCCTGGCGTTGGTTACCTTGTGCCCCGATACCGTGCGGCCCTGGGCATAAAGCGCATTCTGCGACTCTGCATCGCGGAATGTGCTGGTAATCAGGATGTCGATACCCTGAGCGGCACAAGCCTCCAGGAAGGCATTGCACCGGCGCTGCACAGCCGGATGAAGGTCACAGACGCGGCGCGAGTTGATCATGGCAACCTCAAAAAGAAAGGGCCGCCAAGCGGCAGCCCTACGCACCGGGCATCCTGCCCGCCCTCCGACAATTCTGGTTGCGATGGCTGGACTCGAACCAGCGATCTCCGGGTTATGAGCCCAGCGGGATGACCAACTTCCCTACACCGCGACAATAAAAAACCCGCCGAAGCGGGTTCCGGATAACTGCACCACCCATGTAGGCGCAGCTATCCCGTGCTCACAGCTTACGGTTTTACTGGGTTTGAGGGTAGTCATTAAATATATTCAGAAGATGATAGCGGTTATCGTTTGCAGGGCTATCAGCCCGCCACGCCTACAAACAGCACCTCCTGCCCTTCATTCGCCGACCACCCGGCACCTGCCGGCATATACGCCTGAATGCAGCGCGGCCCCGTAATCGCTACCCGCCGGGCCGGGGCGGCTTCCACGTCGCGGCGCTGTTTCAGGTAGCTCAGGCGGCTGGACAGCTCATGCGGCTCCACCAGGTCCGGCAGGGCGCGGCGGATTTCCCCGGCGGTCAGCGGGCGGCCAGCGAGTTCCAGCACGTTCAGGATTCGGTCGTTCAGGCTATTATTGCGCATAACCATATTCCTCCAGCTTCTCGTGGATAAACAGCTTTGCACTGACCAGCAGGGCCTCGGATGCGGCCAGACTGGTTTGCATGGCCTGACACAGCAGATAGCCGGTGATACGGCGGCCGTAGCGCAGCAGCAGCACGCGGCGGTAGTCCATGCAGGCTGATTCCAACAAACGCTCCACCAACGCCCCCAAGGCGGCGTCGGAGGCCTTGTGCGGGGCAAGGCGGCCCGTTTCGTTGTCGTCCCAGATGTGGCGCTCGGTGGCGCTGGAGTAGCGGCCCTCAGCGCTGCCGCAGCGGTCAGCGATACGCGGGCCCCAGGTGCCGGTCATGACGTAGCTTCCCCAGTTCTCCAGGAGCATTTCCAAAATGTGGTCTGTTACAGCGGTTTTTTTCATGGATTTCTCTGCTGTCGGTTGTGCTGTCTGCTGTCGGTTTAGCTGTCGGTTCTTTTTTTCTTTATCTTTCAATACTTTGTATATGTATCCGACACATCCGACACATCCGACACATGATTTAGGTGTGTGGACGTGTGTGCGCGCCTGCGCCCGCCTGCATGTATACGCGCGGGTTTAGCTGTCGGATGCGTCGGATGCCTTGCGCCGCAACGGTTTGATGCTGTCGGTTCATGTGTCGGTTTAGGTGTCGGATGTGTCGGATACATGGCAGATTTACTCCTGATCCGGGTTGCGGCGGGCCGCGACGGCATCCCGGAACCGCAGGCAGCCCGCTTCCAGGCGCTTGGTGTAGTCCGGGTGGTGCTGGTGCTTGTAGTCTTCCTCAGTGATCCAGACGCGGGTGGTTGTGCGGTTGTAGCCGGTCAGCGCCAGGTCATGCCGCCCCTCCTTCATGTGCCGCCGGATCTCCGCCACAAAGTCGCGTTCACGTTTCTTGAACTCGTTGGTGTGTTCGCACCATCGGATGTACTCGCGGAACAGGTCTCCCTTGGCGCAGCTGCAATATGGCAGGCCCAGATGGCCCTCTTGCCACTCTTGCAAGAACAGCACCGGTGACGGCAGGCTGGCGGCAATCAGGTTTTTCTTGTCCTGGTTGAGCGGCGGGCGGGTATGCGCGTCAAATCCGCTCAGGTCGATGCTTAACAGGTACTGGTAGAAACACTCGATGCCGTTGCCGTTGATCTCGGCAAACAGGCGGGAGAAATAGCCGGATTCCGGCACCTCGCCACAGTACAGCACCAGGTAACGCCGGTCGCCGCCATCCAGTTCCAGCGGCACGGTGGAGTTTGACAGGAAAACGAAGTTTATGTGGTTCTGTTCCTCGCGCAGGGGCAGGTTCTTCTCGTTGATCATGAGCGTATGGCCGGTGACCAAATGCTTGAGCTGGCCCTTGTGCTGGCTGCGCTCTGCCCTGCTGACCACCTCTTCGCACAGCGCGAACAACTTGCCAGACTGCCAGCCGGTAAACTGGCTCTCCAGCTGCGCCTGACCGATGGTGGTGGCGTATTCGCCGTAGATGCGGCTGACCACCTGTTCCCACAGCACGGACTTGCCCGGACCTTCCGCGCCGTACATGATCACGCTGCTGTCCATCTTGGCGCCGGGGTTTTGGAGCGGGTAGGCAATCCATTGCAGCAGGTACTGGTATTCCGGCGACCGTTTGCCGCACAGGTTAAACATGTGCTCCAGTATCCGCCGGCAACCCTCCTTCCCCTCCCGCGCAGGTGCGAGCGGGAAACCCCGGAATAGGTTGATGTAGTGCGGCGGTACAGCTCCAGAGGGTTCAAACGCCAGGCCACGGGCAATCTGGCGGCGCGGATCGTTGTCCCAATCCTTGTACGCGTCACGGCCCACAATGTGGCGCAGGTGGGACAGCCGCATTTGCATGTGCTCGCGGGTGTCCCAGACGGTGTCGGTGCCGTAGATCAGGCTGAAGTTGCCCAGCATGTCGTCGTGGCTGTAGCGGGCGAACTGCCCGCCATGGCTGGATTCTGGCGCGTTATCCGGTTGGGAGTGGGAAGGTTCGGGTTCAGACGGCGGCGGCGCGGCGTTGACCGGCTGGCGACCCTCGACGATGTCTGTCAGCTGCTGCTGGACAGACCGCAGGCCGTGCATGACATGCAGGTCGTTCCAGTCGCTGAGGCCGTCAGCAGCGCCGGAGAATGACGGGATAGCCGCCAGCCCGCCAACCTGAGCCGCTGCCCGGCCTGCCGCTTCCTGACCCACGCCGCTGGCGTCGTTGTCGCCGCAGATGACCAGCCGGGATTCCGGGTAGGCGCGGTGGATGCTGTCCGCCACCGGCACCAGATTTCCCGCGTCAAAGGCCACCACCACCGGCCAGCCCAGCGCCTTGTTGATGCTGGCGCCGGTCGCGTAACCCTCGCAGATGGCAATGACCGGCGCGGCATCCAGTGCCAGACGGTTTGGGATGACGTGAAAGTTGCCCTTCTTAGGGGTTCCGGTCAGGAACTTCTTGCTGCCATCGGCGGCGATAAATTGCAGGCTGACCAGCTCGCCGCCCAGGTTGTACAGCGGCACAATGACGTTGTCGCGGCTGAACCGCACGTCGTAGGCGTTGACCTTTTTGCGGCGCAGGTACGGGCTGGCGCCGGATTCCGGCAGCTTGCCCCAGATGGTGTTGGCGCGGGTGCGGCACTCCTGGTGCAGGCGAGCCTGTTCTTCCTCGGCTTCCTTGCGGGCGGCGGCCATGCGTTCGGAATAGTCGCGCTTTTCGTCATCTGACCATTCCCGCTTTTCCAACTCGATGACCGCGGATTCCCCGGTCTTCCAGTTGCCGTAGCTGCCGGTGATGACCATGTCGCCGTTGCGCAGGTACATGGTGTGCAGCACGTACCAGCCGTTTTTCTTGCTGCGGCCCTGCCCGTCCACCGGTACGCGGTGGATGCGGCCGTCTATGCGCAGATCCGCCGGGGCGACGTTGATGCCCAGGCGCTGCATTTGCTGGCCGACGTTGTCCAGGTTGTTCATGCGGTTCCTTCCATACGGGCGCGGGCGGTGCTGATCAGCGTCTGGATAGTGGCATGCAGGCGGGCGGCATCGCGCTCCAGCTGGGCCAGTTCGTCGGCGCTGATGTAGCCGTCGGCCATGGCCTCGGCCACGTGGGTGGTGGTATCGCCCACCAGGCTGACCATTTCGCCGACCTGCTTGAACAGGCTGGCGTCGGTGAGGGATGCCAGGCCGCTCAGGTCAAACCACGCGGCGTCGCCAAACACATGGCACAGGCTGTCCATGATGCGCGGGTCGCGGGTGTACTCCAGGATGGAGGCCAGCTCGGGCACGGTGAGCACGTGGCGGCCGTCGTTGGTGAGGCTGATTTTGTGCTGCAGGGTGTTGACGTTGTAGCCGTAGGCACCGGCAATAGAGCCCACGCCGCCGCGTATGTCATGTACAGCGTGATAGATGGCGGCCTTGAGCGGCAGCACTGTGCGGGTGGCGCGTTGTTGTTGGTTCATGGGCATGGGTCCCGTGTTGTTGTTGTGGCAGGCGGCGGAAGCATCCGCCGTAGTCAGGCGGCGGCTTCTGTCGCTACGCTGTCCTCCAATGGGTACAGATCAGGCCGCAACTCATGACGCGATACGCCCGTCGCCCGCTCAATCGGCAGGACAAACTCAGCAGGTATCCGGCTGTCACGATTAAGCCAATTCCAAACTCTCGATTGGGATGTCCCGATCTTCTTTGCCAGCGCCAGCTGACCACCAGCAACGCTTACCGCTCTGTTCAAAGGGCTCATAAAGATTTCCTCCTCTTTGATGCCAGAAAAATAACACATGTTCTTTTCATAAACAACAAGGGTTTTTTGCCTGTTAACAACAGATGTTTTAGAGTTAAACGAACGGGAGGAAAGTCATGGCACTAGGTAGCAGGGTCAAAGAAGCACGCGAGGCATCCCGCCTTACTCAAGCTCAACTAGCTGAAATGGTTGGAGTCTCTCAGTCAGCTATCCACGCACTTGAAAGCCGCGACAGCCACAGCAGCAAGTTTATTGTCGAGCTTGCACAGGCTTTAAGCGTCTCAGCCGAATGGCTGAAAAATGGCGGCGTATTGCTTGCTGACAGCCACAGGCAATACGAAGCAGAGACAGCAAAATCACCGAGCGAAGAGACGCACGTCATCATCCCCAGGTACAACGTCCACGCCGCCTGCGGCAACGGCCTGCTGAATGATCACGTGGAGGTCACCGGCGGGCTGGCCTTCATGCGCAGCTGGATCCGCGACATGGGCTGGAGCGCAGCCAACCTGGTGGTGATCTATGCCAGAAAGGACAGCATGGCCCCCACCATTACCGACGGCGCCGTGCTGCTGGTGGACACCAGCCAGACCGCGCCGGAAAGCGGCCGGGTATATGTGCTGAACTGGTTTGGCGAGGAACGGGTGAAGCGGCTGCACCGCGTTGGCGCCAGCCGGTACCGGGTTTCGTCTGACAACCCCAACAAAGCAGAGTTTCCGGACGAAGTGATTGATTTTGAGGAGTCGCCCGATGTGCGGATTATCGGGCGGGTGGTATGGCAAGGCGGGACACTTTGACAGGAAAACCAACCATGAACAATGAAGCGCTACGAATGAAGCATGCGGCAGACACCGCCAACGAATACATGCTGGCGGCAATACGCTGCATAGATGCCAAATTTGGCGATGGATACGCACAAAAGCACCCGGAATTGATTGCCGCGTTCATGACGACTGCGGCACAGGATTATCATGCCGTGCAGCTGGGGTTATCGTTGGATGGCGTTATCAGCTCTCTCGACAAAATACCGGCCTTCAACCCCACAAGCATGAAGTGATGACGAACCTTTTCTAACCTGAAAACAATTCGCTCTGGAGCCGTCAACCGGATCAACCAATGCCGGGTGGCGGCATTGTTGATAGGTCATCCCTTTCTCCGGATTTTCAACAAAGACAAAGCTCCTGCAGTCAACACACTTCTTCACAGCGCCAGCCTCATCATCAAACACCAAGCGGACCGGAATCTTGAGCGCTTCCAGCAGCGAAGCCTTTTCCGGTACGGACTGCTCCACCAGCCGCGCATACCCCGCAATGTCATGCCAGCTGTCGGCATGACCTGAGTCACCGCTTACCAGTCGCCCTATCTTCACCGCAATCATCTCCAGCGCCTCGCGCCGTTCCGCCGGCATCTCTGCCCAGCCTGCCCCGTCCTTGAGCGCGGCCTTGATCTGCTGGATCACATCAAAGGTGCGCGCAAAATCCCCGTAGTGCTGCCCGCGATCGGTCAGCGTGTCATCAACATTTTTCATGGCTTTCTCCTGCCGGACCATCCGGCAAGCAAAAAATAACACAGGTTATTGACGATTAAAACAACTTGTGTTTTTATTGCTCCACAGCACAACAACAACGGAGCGCCCATCATGCCCGGCATTACCCCCATCACCCTGCCGCAACACCTGCACCAGGACATTGTCAGCAGCCCCGACCACGTAGCCCGCCTGCAAGAGCAAATGCGCGCCGTGATCCTGATTGACAGCACCGGCCGCCTGCTGGCGGTTAAGACGCACTGAGGCCGCCATGGGCAAGCACACCCCACTGCCAATCTGGTACCGGTTTCTGATTGATGACCTGGTGGCCCTGCGCGGCATGAACCACCCGGATGACATTCATTATTCCGCCTGCCGGGTAGACGGCTACATTGGCGGCCTGCTGATGACCGGCACTGTGACTTATGAGCAAGCGGATTTGCTGCGCGAGGTGCTGGACAGCGCCGAGCAGTACGCCACCGCCCAGATCAACCCGCAGGCCGTGAGTGTTCACGCCATACCACCCAACCAGACGCCCCGTATTCTTGACCTGGCCGAAAACATTCGTGTCCACCTGGACGCGCTGGAAACCGAAATCACGTTCCTGAACTCGAATCACGTCATTTCCACGAAGCCCTTGGATGAGTTGGCACTGCTGATCAGCATTGAGGTGGACAACATTTGCTGCACCTGCCTGCCGACTCCCCAGATTGAACTGCCGTTGGGGTAGGTGGTGACATGAAAACAACCTGCATTTTGATCACAACACTGGCGCTGACCGCCTGCGCCGGGCCCATGCCCGCACCGGTGGCGGTGTCCATCAGCATCAACATTGGCGCCAACCGCCTGCGCCGGGCCCATGCCCGCACCGGTGGCGGTGTCCATCAGCATCAACATTGGCGCCAAGACCGCGCCCTGTACCCGTACCGGAGACTGACATGGAGTCCAACCTGACCATTTACCTGACATTGGCGCTGGCGTTGGCCGCCATGGCGCTGCTGCTGGCCCTGCACGAATTGCGGATGATGATCCGCGACCGGCGCCGGCTGTTGCAGGAAAACCAGCAACTGCACTTGGCCAACAACCGCCTTAACTGGGGCAACAGCATGCTGCTGATAGAGCGCAAATGCGTTGCCATGGAATACGGCATCAAGATGCTCCCCTGGCGCGCACCTGCAAACGAGGTGGCGAGGAGGAACAGCCATGCGAGTCGGTGATGCGGAGTTTATGGACAGGAGCTTGCGCAAGAGCGTGCCGCTGGCGACTGCCAGACATGCCAACCAGTCCATGCGTCAGGAGCTGGAGCGAGAGGTTGAGGAGTTCTTGCGTCGTGGCGGAAAGGTAACTGTTTTGCCCGGATATACGCCGGCGCCGCTACCGCCGCACCGGGCTCCGCAACAAACAAAGGACTGCGCCCAACAGGATGATGCGGTGCGCGGCAGAGGCAGGAGAGCTATCCCTTGGCCGGAGTCGTTTGATATCCAGCATGACCTATTCAGCGCCCGCCTGACCTACAAGCAGCTAGCCGAGCTGACAGGCGTGCCGCGCCTGACGCTGGCCAACTGGTTCCAGAAACACATGATCCCCAGCAACGCCTGGAAGACCCGAATTGCAGACGGTCTGCAAACCCTGCTTGCCAAGCACGGCAAGTCGCACCAGAAAACACAGAGGTGACACCCATGAAACGCCCCGATTTGTTTGTTTCTACCCTCAACCAGCTGCGATATGGCGCTGCGGCGGAGGAACTGTCAGAGAAGCTGGCCGAATGCGTTGACCGCGCCAGCAGCACCGGCAAAAACGCCACGCTGACGCTGGTGATCAACATCAAGCCCCAGGGCGCCAGCGGTCAGTATTTTTTGACCGACGAGATCAAGCAAAAGCTGCCCAGCTTGCCGAAGGAACAGACGATTTTCTTTGGCACGCCGGAAGGTAACTTGACCCGCGAAGACCCGCGCCAGCAGAAGTTGCCGCTGGTGTCGGTGGCTCTGGATACCAGCGCCGTGAAAACCGTTGAGGCACCCGCCGGCGAACTCAAGCGCGTTGTTTGAACCCAACCCACTCTAACCAACCCCGAGACCATCATGGAAAACCAACCCGATGTTGTGATGCAGCTGCAGTCTGGCCTGAATGCCGGGCTGATGGCCGAGATCGTGAAACCCTTTGAAATTTCCGGTACCCCCTGCGTGATTGTGCCCCAGGGCTTCAAGCTGGAGCGTTTCGAGCACATGCGCGAACGGCCGGTGGATCTGCAAAAGACGGTGAACACGCAGTCTGTTCAAAGCTTTATCGAGTATTTCAACCGCTTTTGTGATCAGAACTCCACGATTTTTGTGGACTACGAAAAGCAGCGGATTCTTGGCGTGCTGGATTACCACGAGTCTGACGACTGGCCGGGTCAACGCTGGTGTCGCCATGCGGTGGTTTATGACTTTGTGCTGACGCCGGAGGCCGAGAAGTGGGTCAACAGCGACAAAAAGGCCATGGACCAGACCACGTTTGCCAGCTTTATCGAGGACGGCCTGCCGGAAATACACGCACCTGAACCCGCCTTGATGCTGGAGATTGCCACCACGCTGCAGGCCAAGACCGGGGTGGATTTCCGCAGCCATATCCGGCTGGAGAACGGCCAGGTGCAATTCCAGTACAACGAGACTATCCAGGGGTCAGCCGGCGCCAGCGGTCAGTTGCAGATTCCTGTGAAGCTGCAGCTGGGCGTGCAACTGTTTCGCGGTAGTCAGCGCTATGCCATTGACGCCAATTTCCGGTACCGGCTGAACGGCGGAAAAATCACGATGTGGTACGAGCTGATTCGGTTCCACATCGTGCGCGACGACGCGATTAAGGCGGTGATGCAGCAGCTGAGCGAGAACATCGCCAGCGACTGCCAGATCCTTGAAGCCAACACCTGACGGAGCTGATGCCATGGCCGAATTGTTGTGGGTGCCGTTTTCGCCCTGGTGCGTGAAAAGCGCGGACGGTCACTATTCCGTGACCAAAGCCGGGCCGGATTTTGACCGCACCTATTCGGCCTGGTATGCCCCTACCCCGCAAAACCGGTGGGCGCCCGGCGTGCTGCTGGAGGTGTACCGGGATGCGGAGGAGCCGACGATGCGCAAACAAGCGAAGGCGCGGTGCCAGGCACACGCGGATGAAATGGCGGTGCTGGCTGCCGCAAAGATTGCCGAGAAAGAAAATGCTTAATGATCCGCTGAACGATGAACTTTTTGACGCCGATGACAATCTGGATCCGGATGGGGAAGAGTGATGATGAAAAATCACGATATTGCAAAACTGGTGAATGATTTGACCGCGATTGCGAAACAGTACGGGCAGACCGAACAGTTGCGCGACAGGGTTGCTGATGCTGTTCAGGGGCTGACCGCGGAGGTTGAACAACTGCACAAAGAGCTGGCTGACGCTGACGCCGCGTTAACGCTGGCGGCCACCAAAAAACCGGATCTGTATGTCGCCTTTTCCGAATGCGGACAATTCATCCGGTTCTGGACCCGTAGCAAAATTGAGATGCAGTGCCAGAAGCTGGCGATGCCTGACACGATTCATGAGTTTTACGCCGCGCCAGCATTACCGGCTCCCGCCCTGCGCTGGATCTCTGCCGATGAAGCCAAGCCGGGATTGTCGGATGACGTAATTGTCACCATCCTGATCGACGGCATCGATACCGACTGGAAAGCCGGGTACTGGGATGGGCTGCAATGGTACCTGCTGGACACGGAGCACGACGAGCCGATCCAGGTGAATGCCGGGTGTAATTTTGTGGTGACGCATTGGGCCCGGGTGGTGCCGGCGGGACTGGCGGAAAAACCATTTTGTTGATGCCAGTAAAACGGCTGACGCCGTGAAGCGCCGGTGCGATGCCTGCGCCATATTGCCATGTAGCTGCAAGTGAGGATGAAATGAACATTGAACAACTTATCGCCGACCTGCGCGCCCGCATCAATCCGCAGTATTACGACCAGGTCGGCACGGAAAGCTATGAACGGCATCAGGTGGTAAAGGCGCTGGAATATCTGGCGACGGAGAACGAGCGGCTGAAAGAACTGATGGCAAAGCGCACCCGTGAGCACCAGCAGGAAATGACGAGCTTTAGGTTGC